CTTTTATTGGTGGTCTTATAGCTGGTGAGGGTTCTGCTGAGCTTATCTATGACCCAGCTGGAAACTCAGATTACCAAGCATTTATTGATGATGTATTAGTTACAGGTGATGCTGGTGACGCATTATTTGAACTATTTCCTGATTCTGCAACTTCAGCAAAAAAAATAAGTTTTTCTGGAATTATTACTGGTGCTGAATATGGAGCAACACTTGGAGAAACACAGCTAATTAATATTTCATTTATTACAACTGGTGCAATTACATCAGCTATTTAATATATTTTAATTATCTCGCATTTATTTTATGGCAGAAAAAAAGACTCTTGACCTTTTAAGGGACGCTTTTCCTTTAGACAAAAGGCGCAAATTTGATGTAAAAGATAATGATGGTAATGTTATTGTCAGTTTATATTTTCCATCAATCACTAGGGCAGACAGGGCAAGAGCTACACAAAGGGCTGGTAGTGATGATCCTATAATTATTTCTACACATATGCTTTGTCAGTTGGCAGAAAATGAAGATGGAACAAAAGCATTTCACCCAGCTGATTTTGCAAATTTACAAAATGAGCTACCAGAAAACGTATTAAACGAAATCGAATTATTTTTATTTGGTGTTAATCCAACAGCGACAGTAGAAAACACAAAGGAATCTTAAGGGGGGATAACTGGCTAAACTTTGAGTTTTTCCTTGCAACAGAACTAGGTAAAACAGTAAGTGAATTAAGATCACAGCTTACAGATGAAGAATTGATATTTTTTGCTGGGTACTATGAATTAAAGTATGATAGAGAAAAGAAACAGGCAGATGCTATTAAGAGAAAATCAAAGTATAGTTAAAGGAGTTATTGTTTAGTCGTGGCAGTTTCCAATGTAGAACTAAGAGTAAATGCCACACAAGCTGTTACAGCACTTAAGAATGTTGACGTACAGGCTAAGAAATTTAATACAACAATTACTGGTACTGGTGGAAAATTAAAAGCAACCGCTGGTAGTTTGAAACCTTTGTCCGCAGGATTAGCGGCTACAGGGACAGGAGCAACCGCTGCGGCTAGTGGTTTTACTACTTTAGGTTCTTCTATAGCTCCTTTAATTCTTCCTTTGGTTGGTATTGGGGCTGCTTTTAGTACTATAAACACAGCATTAAGAACTTTTTCTGATAGACAAAGTGATGTTGCAATTTTGACTCAAGGTTTACAAAATTTAGGCGCGTCAACTTCTTCATTAAATGAATTACAAAAAGCTGCAGATAAATTAGGAAAAACAACTTTATTTGACCAAGAAGATTTTACTAGAGGTTTTAATTTATTAACAAGTTTTAGAAATATTGGAGTCGATTCATATACACGTGTAGCACAATCAGCTGCAGATATAGCGGAAGTGAACCAAGTAGATGTAAATACCTCCTTTATGCAACTAGCAAAAGCCTTGCAAGATCCAGAGAGAAATTTATCTAATTTAAACCGATCTGGTATAGCTTTTACAAAGACTCAGACAGATGTAATAAAAGAATTAATGAAAACAAATAAAGTAGCTGAAGCACACGATATGATTTTAAGAATTGTTGAAGAAAGTTATAATCAGTTAGCACAAGCTGCTGCTACAGGTTTAGCTGGCGCAACTGATTCTTTAGGAGAATCTTTTAGAGATTTTTCAGAAGTTTTAGGCGAGGCTCTAAATCCAGCTTTGACAGCTGCTGTAGAAGGTTTAACAGGTTTAGTCAATTTCCTTAATTCAGATGGTGGGCAAACGGCAGCAGTTATTGCTGGAATTGGTTTAGCTGTAAAAGGTTTAAGCGTTGCTATTCCTTTTGCTGTTTTGCAATTAAAAGCTTTAGTTGCTGGTTTTAGTATGGTTGGAGTGAAATCTATAATTGCGTCTGGTGGATTAACAGGTGTAAGTGCCACAAGTTTATTGGCTGCTGGTAGCGTTTCAAAACTGACTGTTGCTGTTGGGGCTTTAACAATAGCTGCTAATGCACTGCCTTTAATTGCTTTAGCAAGTGGATTTGTCTTATTGACAAACAGTATTATTAAAGCAATAAATAAACAGAAAGAATTTAATAAATTGTTAGAAGAGGGCAGTTCTTCAGACTTACAGGCAAAAATAGATTCTGTTACAAAAAAAATAGACAAACTTAAAGAAGCTAAAGCTAAAGCTGATAAACAAGATTTTTTAATATTTTCACCAAATCAACGCGCAGAACTTTTAGGATTAGAAAAAGATTTAATAAAGTTACAAGAAAGATTAGTTATAGCACAAGGTATTGAATTATTTAAAGACTTTGAAAGATCTAAAAATGCTTTAAAAGCAAAAAATAAAGAATTAAAAGAGATTGAGGCAAAATTAAAAATTGGTACAGAGGAAGGTAGAAAACAATTTGAGCTAGATCAAAAAAGAAAAGAGTTAACAGAAAAATTTGGAAAAGAATTAGCAGATGAATTGATTGATTTAGAAAAGAAAAACAAGTTACTAGAAGAGGGTAATAAAAAACTAAAGAAACAAGAAGAAACAGCTAAAGCACTGAAGCAAAAATTTATGAATATAGGTCAAGATATTGAAAAAGGTATTGTTTCAAACCTAGCTGATGCAGTAGAAGGTACAAAGACTTTAGCTCAAGCGGCTGTAAGTGTTCTAAACGATTTAAAACGTAAATTAATAGAGGTAGCTATTCAACAAGCAGTATCAGGTATTGGTGGAAAGATTGGTGGATTTTTAGGAAAAGTATTTGGTGGTGGTAAAGCTGCTGGTGGACCAGTAGGTGCTGGTAAAAGTTTCGTTGTAGGTGAAAAGGGACCAGAGATATTAACAATGGGGTCTAGTCGTGGGTTTATCACACCAAACAACCAACTAGGAGGAAGTACAACTAATATTGTTAATGTTTCCGTTGATGCGTCTGGTTCAACTGTATCTGGCAATAATCAAGATGCACAGGCACTAGGTAATGTTTTAGGTGCTGCTATTCGTGCAGAACTTATTAAAGAAAAACGTGCAGGGGGTTTATTAAGTAGGTAATGGCAACTTTTCCGTCAACAATTAAGCCGACATATTCTGGCTTTAGAAAAACAAGTTCACCAAAGGTAAGAACAACTAATCTCGGTGATGGCTACCAGTTTAGAGCCTTATTTGGCCTTCCTTTAACACAAGATCCAAAAGTATATGACCTGACTTTTGTAGTGTCTGAAGAGCAATCAGACATACTTGAAGCATTTCTTAGAGCAAGGGTTTTTGATCAGGCAAGCTTTGACTTCACTCCACCAGCCGAAGGGTTCACAAAAACAGGCACTTATTCTCAAAGTGGTACAACAGTTACAATAACAATTTCAAATCATGGCCTTGCTCTTGGTGATGTTGTAACGATTGACTATACATCTGGTTCTGCTGTTGATGGTTCTTTTGCAGTAGTTACAACGGCTGATGATAATACTTTCACTGTTACGGCTGCCGCAAGTGCAACAAACTCAGGAAATGTTTCTGTTACTTTATCTGGTACTGGAAAATTTATCTGCAAAACTTGGTCAAAACAAATTCCATATAACAACAGGGCTATCATTACAACAACATTTGAGGAGGTATTTGAACCATAATGGCAATACCTACCGCAGAACTTCAATCTTTATCTAATAAATCAATAATTGAGTTGTATTCAATAACTCTTGTTTCTGCTTTACATGGTTCAACAAATGTAAGCCGCTTTCATTCTGGTGTGGGCATGAACAGTAACGCTTCAATAATATGGCAGGGCAACACATACGATAAGTTTCCAATTATTGCTGAAGGGTTTGAATATACAGGCAAGGGAACACTGCCAAGACCTACTCTGACAGTCTCAAATATTCTTGGAACTATTACAGCATTGATGGCAACAGCAAACGCTACAACACCATTTAATGACTTGCAGGGAGCAAAATTTATCAGACATAGAACAATGGCACAATTTTTAGACGCTGCAAACTTCCCATCAAATCAGAATCCATTTGGCACTCCATCTAGCACAACAGAATTACCACAGGAGATTTATTTTATTGATAGAAAAGTTGTAGAAAATAGAGAAATCGTACAGTTTGAGTTAGCTAGTGTTCTTGATCTAAATAATATTCGTTGCCCTAAATTACAAGTGACTAGAAAAGATTTTCCCTCTGTTGGTACTTTTGTAAACGCATGAACTGGAAAGAACAAGCTGCTATACACGCTGATAAGCAGGCTCCAAAGGAGTCTTGCGGACTGTTGGCTATTATCAAAGGCAAAGAAACTTATTGGCCTTGTAAGAATCTTTCAGAGTCACCAGATGAGTTTTTTGTTATAGATCCAGACAATTGGGCAGATTGTGAAGATCAAGGAGAATTGATTGGAATAATTCATTCTCATGTTTATGGTTCTGCCTTACCATCTGAAGCGGATAAAGCATCTTGCGAGCATCTTGGTTTACCTTTTTATATCTATAGTGTTGAGCAAAAAAACTGGGTAGATTTTGAGCCATCTGGTTATACATCTGGTTTGTATGGTCGTACATGGATTTGGGGTAAGCATGATTGTTGGAGTTTAGTTACAGATTATT